GTGATTTGGAATAGTTCTGGCTGATGGTCGGACATGTCGGATGCCTTTTCTATGAGTGCGCTTCGAGCGCTTTGATTGCTTGGTCCAGTGTAGTCACATCGTAAAGTGGCATCGGATCATTCAGTGAAAGTTGGTTTTTCATTGTGCGTAGCCGACGGATGATTGATGCGTGAGGGTTCTTGCTGATTGCCATGATGTCGTCAATAAGTCCGAACATCGCCATTGTGTGATTGACATGATCGGTGCGTTCCAGTACAAGCTTGCGAGTTTCTTCTGTGAGTTCGCCTTGATTCCATGCTGTGCCTTCGCTCATTTTGTGCTCCATGGTCCCCATCCGAAGCCGTAACGCTCCATCCCGTAATTGTAAATTGCTAACCCTGCAATGAGATTAGTTTCAGCGTGTAACAGATCTTCCAGTTCGGTGATGATGCCACGCTCGCGCAAATAGTCCAGCCAGAATCCATTGACCTGCATGAGTCCGAAGGATTTGCGTGGATCTTTGTGGTTGATTGCGTTAGGTGTGCAATTTGACTCTCTCCAGATTATTGACTCCAGCACTGTGCGCTGATCTGGATCCCAGCCGAGGTTGATTGCCAAAGCTGAAAACTGTTCGCACGCGCTCGAATATGGATCGATGTAAATTGTGGAGCTGGTGGTCGTGGTTGGCTCAATTAGGTATGGCTGGACGCTCATCGGCGCTAGGGCAATAGTCCCAGAAGGCTCTTTAGACGCGCTAGGAGCCCCTGTGAGAGCCGTAAAGCCGAAGATGGTGCAAAGCACTAGCCCTATCAATTTCTCTGCAAAGTAGTTCATTTCTTCTCCAGTGGTATAGGCACGCCCCATGATGAAGCATGCGATCGGAATGCAATTTGTCCTAGTAGATATTTTCCCGTTTCGGGCTCTGTGAAGATCTGTACGAGGATCTCTTGTCCGTTATCCATAACGCCTACATAGACGCTGTAATCAAAGAACTGTGGTTCACTCATAGTCACTTGCCTTCCGTCGGTGATTCGACCTTAGGGCATGGGTCAAGCTTTGGGTGGGATTTCCCCGAAGACCTTTAGGAATGCAGCTTTGACCCAGATTACTGAGTCTGCAGCTTGTGGTGTGATCTCAATATGGAACCAGTCTCCGCCGGGAGCGCCGTGGATCGTTGGCTTCGTGTATTTCTGCCATGCGTAACGATCACAGCGCCAAGCGCGTCCATGTGGCTCTGGGAAATAATCAAGAATGCACTGAAGACCGAGATCGTTGGCATTGGCTACGAGCTTGTCAATGAAGATAAGTGCTTCTTTGCGTCCTGCTTTTGGGTTCTTTTCGCTCTTACGATACGAAAGATCTACAGCTCTGCCAGTTGCATGAACTGAAAGCGATCCGGGCTTTCCGCGCATGTCACGCTGCCCCCATGAACCGTTGTTCCAAAGCGCGCCATTTGATGCAGCGATGGCTTGTTTGATCCATTCGTTCATTCCTGCTCGAGGAGCTGGTGATGCTCCGTCAGCGTTGCCGATGTAGTCCCTTGCGTTTGGGACTCCCGGTTTAGCCTTGGCTATCGCCACGACCAAAGGCTCCGTCTTTAGGGTTTACCCAGCGCAGAAGTGGTGGGATGATTGCTGCGATTGCACCTTTGCCGAAGTCGCGCGGATCTGTTGTGCCGGTGGAATAGACCGCGATGAGAGCTCCGACTACTGATCGTGCATAGCTGGCGAGCATGGCTTTGTCTTTAGCTTTCATCGTGTCCGTCCTTTTGTTTGTTCTTGAGTCCGTTGGATGCAAGTAATCCTATTAGACCGCCAGAGAGTGTCATGAGCATGGGGTTTAGGACCGAGAAGGCTTCTGCATCGTTCGGTGCTTGCTCGAGTGGCTGAGTCACAAAGAGCAGACCGTAAAGCAGCGTGAAAATTGAGCCGACGAAAGCGAGCGTCAAACCACAGCCAACGATCAGGATGAGTCGAGCTTTGATTTCTTCGTTTGTGTATTTAGCCACAGCGACCTGTCCCAACTTGTAGATCTGATGAGATTGTCACAGGCTGATTACCTGCGCGCACACAATTTTTGCGTTCACGATCAGAACATCCGGAACATCCCCATACGACGACAGCGATTAGCATGCCGTAGCCGATGAGGTAACGCCAACGCATCAGCCGAGCGGTGTCGGTGCTGGCTGTTGGTCTGGGTTGTCTTGATACCAGCGCATCAACGCCCAAGCTTCAACAGCAGCGTCATATTCTTTTTTAGTGAGAATGCGTTCTACGCCATTGATGATTTCCACCATCTCAGGGTTTTGATCTTTGCATTCTTGCGCGTATTGTTCTTTAGTTTTCATCATGCCGCCGTGTATTCAATGGAAAATGCTAACCGATCATTTACCGCCCATGTCATAGGTACGGTTGAGCTTGTAAAAGTTGATACAGAATATGTACCTGCGGTGTTCAGAGCAGTCACATAAGCAGTATTTGTGGCGGCCATATAGACGATGCCGTCAAAAAATCCTACGCCACTATCGAATATTCTTGCCACGCCGATTGCCGAATCAACTTCTGCAGTTGTCCCTAAAACTGGAAGCGTCACGCCCATAGTGCCAGTCACAGATGATGTTGAGCCAAATGTCACTTTTACTTGTAAATGTATTTGCTGATTTGCTCTCGTGTATGTTGCAGAAACTGTGCCGTTACCTAAAGTGATTCCTGCCAAAGTTGGTGTGAAAGAAACATTTTCGCCGATGCCGTTCATCTGCGCAGCAGTCAAAACTTGACCAGCGGTGAAAGGGAATGGGTTAGCCATAGTGACTCCTAGGTTAGTGCGTAAACGGTTGTGAGTGTGGAACTGTCAAGAATAAAGTCCAGATAGACCTGAGTAGGACTTGTAAATATCGTGGTTTTATGTGGCTGACTGAAAGTGATCTCATGGGCTATACCTTCAATTGCTGATGTTTCGGCGACGATAGAGGTTGTGGTTGCGCTGGTCTGAATAGTTTTCTCAATGCTGACCACACTTCCGATGTCGAGTGTTGCCACCACATCGCGTTGAGCTGTAGTCAAAGTCTGGAACTCGGTCGTTAGACCTGTAAACACTGCAGTTGGGATTGGTCTGATGAGATACAAAGCAAGCGCGAGAGCTGCAGTGTTGTTGTGCAAAAGGCTTCCTAAATAGGACACAGACTGGATGAAATACTCTGCCTGTGATGCCAGATCATTGATGGTCTGTGGGTTGTTGGGGTCTTGCAATGTTGAAACCGTTGCGCGATTGATTACTTTGTCTGCACCAAAATTGATACCTAGATCCGAATATGAATAGTCGCCATGATCGGTAAATGTTGCTATTGGTGTTCCAACAAAACTCCCAATCCTGTTTTGGAAAGTAAACACTCCCGAACGATCTACGAAAGCGCGACCCTGTTCCGCGTCAATAATGTCTGCGAGGTATTGCTGGACATTGGTTCCCTGTGGGACCGTGTATGCAGCTGATCCGCCTAGTGTTGTTTCTCCTGTTTCTATTGATTGCTGACCGACACCTTGGAACGCATCCACTTCTGGAAGCGCAAGCATCTCAACGACTCGAGCGCTTGAGAGCTGTTCGCTGACATTCCATTCGTCCAGCTCTGCCTGTGCGAGTAGATACTGGTTATCTACACAGAACACCTGCACAGTGTCGTTGTTGTCCATGCTGAAAAAATAGTCATATGTGACAATGATTCCCTGAAAGAGTGACTGTGCTACTCCTGAAGCGTCGTAACGGTAGAAGCGCACTTTGCGCATCGGTGCGAGACCCGGTTGGTTATTTGCTGGGTCAGCGTTGGCATCGTTGAAAGGGTTGAACGCGCCATAAGCAATTTGGTCGTTGAGTGTGAAGCTCATTGTGCCGGGCAAGAACTGGTCACCAATGTCGCGCCTACCGCGGAAGATGTTCACAGTTGTTACGCCTGTGGTTACATCGGCGAAACCATTGCTTGGACCGAGCGTATAGAGCGTGTTGTCAAGCACGCCTTTCAGATCTGAGTCAAGCACAAAACTAAATGAATCAAAGCCTGTGTCTATTTCAAGCTTGTACTCACCTGACTGGATGACTGCTGCACCCATGGTTATGCGACCGCAATAGCTGCTGGACCGTATGCACGATTAGCTGCACGAATGGCATCGATTACTGCTTTGCCCTGTTCGGCTGATGAGTTCAGTCCACCGCTCACATTGATGTTGTAAATAGATCCGCCACGCATAGCTGCATGTTCTTCCGCGCTAGTTGGGATTGCTGCCATTGATGAGCTGGAAGGTCCGAGCATGATTGCGCCGACCGTGCTTTGGAAGTTCGCTCCGACACCTTTGACATCTGCGAGGTTCAGTTTTGGGTTCTTGAGCTTTGTTTGTGCGCCAGCGATCGCATCGTTTACACCTTTGAGCATCGCTTCGCCTTGCTTGACTCCAGCGCCATAGAACAGGTCCGCACCAAAGACACCGAGCGCATCGGCAAACATGTTGAGTGAGTCCAGCATCTGGTTGATCCCATTGGGTCCTGTAATCGCTTCTGAGCCCCCGTTGATGAGTTCTGTGGCGATTGCGTCTCCAGCCTCTTGACCTGCTGCTAGAACGCTTCTGAGAGCCCTTTCCGATAGACCCATTTTGAGCAGTTGCTCGACCTTTGATCCGAACGCTTTTGCACCGTTGGCTTGCTGTGTGAGCTGGGCGAGGATGGTCGTTCCGGCTTCTTTGGCTGCGTCGGCTGCACCAGAGATCGAGAACTCACCAGTGACCGATTGCGAGACCGTGGTCTTGAACTCGTCGTAGGCAGTTTTGGCTTCTTCTAGTTTGCCTTTGGCAGCGTCAAGAGCGTCGCTGAATTGCTTTTCAATTTCGTCTCGAGCTTCTTTGATTTTCTTTGCCATCTCGTCCACGGCTTTACCAGCGCCACCAGCACCATCTCCTAGGTTCACCAGTCCTTTGTTCGCGATACCGGCAGAGTCAGCGATTCGCATCTGCTGAGCGTTAGACACCCCGAGTTTTTCGTTGTACGCGCCAAACTGCTTCTCGGTGGTGACCAGATTTGAGATGCCATTGACAAGCGAACTAAAAAAACCGAATGCGCTATTAGTTGCCTTGAAGAACTCGATGCCAACGAACTTGATCCCATCAGCGAGCTTGCCCCATGTCTGAGGGTTCTTGTTTACCCATGTCGCGATGTTGGTCAGAGAGTCAGTCAGTCGCGTCATGTATGGCAGAACTTGATTGCCGATCATCTCTTGGATTTCGCCTAGCGCGATTGAGATCTTCTTGAACGATCCCTGAGCCGATTTCGCAGCTGCTTCGGACGCGCCACCAAATGTCCCATTTAGCGATTGCATTACCTCATTGACCGAGGCGCCATCCTTGATGAGCCCGAAGAGCTCCGGTGAAAGTTGCTTGATTGCTTTAGTGTTTCCGCCGTAAGCCTTGGACACAGCATCAGCGACTTCTTGGACTCCTTTGCCTGTTGCAGCAGAGACATCGAGGACGGTCTGCAAAGCGTTCTGAGCAGTCTCAAGATCGCCAGTACCACGGACAAGGCTGGCAAGCGCTGGACGAAGCTCATCGTCGGCAACTGCTGCGCTCATCTGAATGGATGAAATGAAATTTTCGTTTGCTTTGATCTGCGATGTCGTAGCGTTTGTGGATGCTGTGAGCTGGCGCGCGAGTTGAGCTTGTGATGCTTGATCTGCTGCAGCTGCTTTTGCAGCCTGAATCAATTCCACGCCAAGTGCAGCGACAGCAGCGGTCGCTGGGATCATGGCGCGCTTCATGAGGAACGACGCTTTTTCGGCGTTGGTGCTGAGGTTCTTGAACTCTGCGTAGGTTTTCTTTATTCCGTCACCTTGGAAATCGGTAACGATGGGTATGCGAATAGCCATTAGAGGTTGCTCCTACTGAGTGCGATCGTAAGTTTCCGTTCAACATCTTCGGTGATGTTTCGGATTGCTGACTCGATGTTGTCTGTGTTGTTTTCTACTGCAGGCCACATTGAGCGAGAAGCTTTGCCGAACACGCGATCCATGTTTTCTATGAGCGTGTTGTTCCAGTCGTAGGTCACGCCTTTGCGCTTTTGAGTTGATGTGGATTTACCGCCACGCCCAGCAATATCAAACACGATGCCGGCTGGGTTCTTTTGTTGAATGAGAAACGCGCTCAAAGTCTCATATTGTGCGCCCTTGTCCATGTTTCGCTGGCGTGCGCGTCGAGTATCAATTTTGACCGTGATATTCCTGTTTGCGATTGCTTTATCCCACGGAAAGATGTGTCGCCATTTACGACCGAAACCACGCATCACAGTCTGACCGATGCCGACTGGAAGATTGTTTCGCGCGTCCGAGATCGTCGGCTGCATGAGTGCGCGATAGTCCTTTGTGATCTGTCGGCGAAGATCTGGCGCGAGTTTGTTCAGCGTCTTGAGATCTTCCTTTATCCCGTAAACCTGAACGCCAGTTCTTGCCATGTCATCACTTCCTGTTTCTTTCCTCTAACACAGTAGTGACAGTGAGCAGGTCGGCAGTGTCAAACTCTTCCTCGTAAAAGCGCGGAGCCCACGAAAGAGCAACTAGCAATTCTGCTAGGAGCCTTCGGTGAGTTCCGCGAGGATAGGGTTTTCGATTTCCTCAGCAACCACCTCAACGGCATCGAGCTTTGCAATGAACTTGTCAAACTCTCCCGGCACGACGATCTTCGCTTGCTTGCATGCTTCCCACGCTAAAAACGCAAGATCTTCTACGCCGATCCCGTTCGCCATGTCTGACGCTTTGCGCTTGAACCTTCGTTCCCATGCGACGAGTGTGACCAGATTGGTCGTGACTTCGTATGGGTCTTTGCCTGTTTCTGTCACCTTTAGGTGCAGTTTCATTTCTTCTCGCTTTCGTGTCGGACCGATGTGCGGTCAGATTTATGGGTTCGTTGTGTCCTCGGTATATACACCACCATTGAATGTCACGGAAATGGTTCCGAGAGCACCCAAAGAACTAACTACTGGCAGAGCTGCCAAGAATGTTCCAGTAAATGTCAAGCCCGGGTTCGTTGCCGAATCAACTGCGCTAGTTGGTTTTACTATCACATTGGTGGATGTGCCGACAAGACCCTTGAGCGTTGCCCAAGTTTCGGTCGCTGCAAAACTCGCATAGAAGTCAAGTGTGACTGAGTGTGATCCGAGACCTGACACATATTTGCGTGATGTGTCGCCGAATGCGGTTGCTTCGAGCTGGTCGTAGTTGATGTTCACGGTCGCGCCTGTGCATTGATCGCTGAGA